TATCAAGGAAGTATTTAATGGCACTAGACACCTATGCCAATCTCAAAACGGAGATTGCCAATTATTTAAACAGATCAGACCTGACAGACAATATTGATACATTCATTGATTTGGCTGAAGCAAGACACGCAAGGGATTTAAGAGTTCGTGAGATGGAAGCTGATGACACATCAATTACAACTGTTTCTGGCACTCAAAGCTATGATTTACCTACTGGCTATCTGGAGATGAGATTTGTCACTTGGCAGTCCAATCCCTATACTTACTTGGATTATATGTCTCCACCTGACTTGTTCAGAGTGTATAATGCAGGAGAAGGAGCTGGAACACCACGATACTACACGATTGTAGGAACGAAAATTTATTTAGGATTTAAACCTGATGCAGCTAATGTTTTAGAATTAGGAATATTTAAAAAATTAACTGCCTTATCAAGCTCTAATACATCGAATGACATTTTAACGAATTATCCTGATCTGTATTTATACGGATCACTAGCTGAATCAGCACCATTTTTAATGCAAGACGAAAGACTGCCAGTATGGGCAGGATTATATAAAGAAGGAGTAAATAGTGCCAATTTGTCATCTTCACAAGGAAGGACATCTGGTGCGCCTTTGAATATGTCAGCTAAAATGGTGGTGTAAATGATTGAATTTGGTGAATTACTTGCTGATCTTCCAACTTACGCAAATCCTGGAGCTATCAAGGTGGATGGAGTCATCCCTGCCAAAATTGGCTACAGAGGATTTCCGAATTTTGCAGAGAGAAGCACCAACGCTTTAGGAACTACGGCTGTTGGACTGTTCACATCATTTTCATCAGTAGGATCAACCAACTATGCAGGTGACACGACAAAGCTGTATCAGTATGATTCTTCACAGGCATTCAACGACAAGTCAAAAGCAGGAAACTACTCAAATTCCACAACGGAGAATGACCGAGATTTTTGGTCGTTCACGCAGTTTGGAAGCAGGATCATAGCAACCAATTACGCAGATCCGATTCAGTATTTTGATGAAACATCGAGCAGTTTGTTCGGTGATCTCATCAGCACCATTCACGCAAAGTATGTGGCTACTGTTCGAGATTTTGTTTTTGCAGGTTACACGAAAGAAATTGAAACAGCCAAGACATTTGATTCTAATGCTATTTCAAGCAATCAAATAACGATCACGGCTCACGGATGGCTGACTGGTGACACAGTTGTCTATGACAGAAATTCAAATACGGCACTTACGAATCTTACGGATGGTAGCACCTATTATGTTATCAAGATTGACGCTGATACAATTAAACTGGCTACAACGGCAGCAAACGCTGTGGCAGGAACAGCCATTACTTTATCTGCGACAGGCGGATCGGAAACACATAAACTGCAAAAGTTCACAACGAACTTTCAACGAGTAAAATGGTCAGCACTTAATGACAGCTCCGACTGGACTCCGAGTACGGCAACACAGTCAGGTTATCAGGATGTTGTTGGAACTCACGGAAAAATTCAAGCGGTTGTCGGTGGTGAGGATTTTGCCATCATATTTTTTGAAAGAGCAATTTACAGAGCTGACTATACTGGCTCTCCATTAATTTTCACTTTTAACAAGATAGCTGATAACATTGGAGCTTTCGCACCAAGAAGTGTTGCCTCATTTGGTAATATGGTTTTTTTCTTGGCTGACGATGGTTTTTATAAACTTACTGGTGGTCAACAGCTAGAGCCAATTGGAAACGGCAAGATAGATGATTTTTTTTACAATGATCTTTTAACTAACATAGATGGCATTACATCCGCAATTGATCCGAATAACAGCTTGGTTGTTTGGTCATATCGTGGAGAAGGTGCGACAGGTGGCATTTCACTTAATAACAAACTACTTGTATTTAATTATGCCGTTAATAGATGGAGTACGGCAAGTGTTGATTTAGAATACTTGGCTACTTCAGCGCAAGAGGCATTCACGCTTGAAGCTCTCGATGAAATTTCATCTTCGATTGATACGCTTCCTTACAGCTTGGACTCGTATCGCTGGTTGGATGGTCAGATCGGACTCGCAGGATTTAATTCTTCGCACAAGTTCGGCAAGTTCAGTGGATCTAATGTTGATGCTACAATTGACACAAAAGAGTTTGAAGGAACTGAAGGCAAAAGAAGCACACTCATCAACTGTACTCCCATTGTCGATGTCGATGGATTTACTGGAACTGTAACGGCAACGCCCATTACTCGTTCCTCCCAAGCCGATGCCGTAACAGTAGGAACGGCTGTAAGTGAAAGATCAAACAATGGCGATTGTCCTCTGCGATCAACAAGCAGGTATCATCGTTTAAGAATTATTGCATCAGGCAAGTTTACAACTCTATCTGGTGTTCAAATTGAAGCTAGACCAGAGGGGAGAAGATAATGGCAACCAATGGCAGCAAGAAAAAAGATTGGATTCAGGGAGCAGTCAAGAAACCTGGTGCATTACGAGCAACAGCAAAGCGAATGAAGCTCATTAAGGGAAACAAGCAGAAGTTATCGAATAAAGACTTGGCTATTATGCTTAAAAAAGCGAAAAAAACAGGCAATTCTTTATTGGCTAAACGAGTGAATTTGGCAAAAACATTCAAGAAGATGAATCGAGCTAGAGGATAATGGCAACCAGTTCCTATAAAACTGTACCCTTATCCGTACCTGACCAGTCAGTGCATTTAAGGATGTTATCCCTTGCATTGAACAACACCATTGCAGGAAAGATCAACAGCACAGGATCAACAACATTGACGGCTAGTGCAACGACAACCACTCTCACGGATGAGAGAATTGGAAGCGGATCTATCATTCTGTTTATGCCTACTACGGCTAATGCTTCAACGGCTTATGCAAACTTATATGTATCAGCCAGAATTGAAGGATCAGCCACACTAACACATTCAAGTTCAGCCAATACTGATCAGACATTCGGTTATGTCATTTTTGGATGATCGTAAAAGTACCGCCAGAGGATTTATACACCATTTGGGAGGATGTTGAGAAACTTATAAAAGAAGCTCTTGATGACTGTTACAAGCCACAGGACATCTTATGCGGTTTAATGGAAAATAAATTCCAGTTATTTATTAGCTGGAATAATTTTAAGGTGGAAAGTGCCATCATAACGGAAGTGGCGCAATATCCACGAAAAAAGATACTACGATACTTTCTTGCAGGAGGTAAGAATTTGGACAATTGGCTTGAGCCGATACAACAAGAAATAGAAAAATTTGCAAAAAACAACCAATGCAATGCGATAGAAGTCGCAGGTCGCAAAGGTTGGCTACGCAAATTAAAAGGATACAAACAAAAAATATTTTTAATGAGTAAAGAATTATGAGCAAAGGATCGAATCCCCAAAACATCACGACAACAGTAGCTAATGAGCCGTCTGAATTTGTTAGACCTTATTTAACGGAAGCAGTTGGTCAGGCACAAGATTTATTTCAATCAACCACGCCTAACTATTTTCCAAGTCAAACCTATGCAGATTTCGCACCTGAAACAACGGCAGCGTTAAATCTAGCTAGTGCAAGAGCATTAAATAATCCTCTTCTTGGATCTTCACAGACTGAAATCAACAAGATCCTTCAAGGAGACTATTTAACTCCAACATCCAATCCATATTTACAGGATTTATACAATCAAATGGCAGGTGATGTTACTTCAGGCGTTCAGTCGCAATTTACGAAAGCAGGGAGACTGGGATCAGCAGCCAATCAGGAAGTCTTGGCTAGGGAGCTTGGAGACTTGGCAACCAAAGTCTATGCACCTAATTATCAACAAGAAAGAGCAAATATGATGGCAGCAACGCAATTAGCTCCACAACTTGCTCAAGCAGATTATCAAGACATACAAGCATTAGGTGGAGTTGGTCAAACAAAAGAAGCGATGGAAATGGCACAGATACAGGATGCTATGGCTCGTTTTGATTTTGAACAGCAAAAACCATATTACAAGTTAAGAGAATACTTGGCATCAATTGGTGCGCCAGTGCCTCAAACAACAGCAACAACCAAACCTGTCTTTAGAAATACTGGAGCAGGAATACTTGGTGGCGCAATGCAAGGTGCTGAAATGGCAGGTATGATTCCAGGTATGAATCCAATGTGGGGAGCAATCGGTGGTGGCTTACTTGGAGGATTTGCTTAATGGCTAATCAATATGATGTTAGAAATGCTATTTTAGCTCAAGGTTTAAATTATCCTATTAATACAAATCAAATGAATCAAGCAATTGCCAATTATAGTGCATTGAATCAATCAAGTCCTTATGTAGCAAGAACAAATCAACCTATGCAGGAAATGGCTAATGTCAGGAGAGTTCAACCACAAGGTTATTCTTCTCTTGGTGGTCAAATGTCTGCAATGGGATTGCCTATGCCAACAGGACAAGCAAGAAAAAGAACAACAGGAGCTAAAACACCTCCTAAC